GTGACAAGCACACCTCTCGGCGAGGGCTGGAACAGGCACACGATCCTGGCCGCCCTCAAGATCAAATACGGATCGCTTAAGGCGTTCGCTGCGACGACGCCCTTCACAATCGGACAGATGTCCGTTGCCCTCGGCATGGCGTACCCCAGCGTGGACCGAGCCATCGCGAGGGGGCTCGAGCGCCCGCTGCATGAGCTCTGGCCCGACCGGTACAATGCCGACGGCACCCGCAAGGCCAGTCCTAGCAGCCAGAGCCGCTTCAAGGCGAGTCCGGAAGCTCGCGCCCGCCGCCAGAAAAGCGCGGCAGCGACCAACGCACCAGAGCAAATCGGCCGGACCAAACTGACAGCGGAGGCGCGCCGTGGCCGCTGATCCGTCTTCGCTCACCATCATCGCTGACATCCCGGAGGCCGCACGATGAGACAGGTCTCAACGGGCATGGAGCGCCTCCCGGTCATCGCTCACGGCGCCGTTCGCTGGGCGGCAGAGCGGGTGCTCGCCAACGACATGGCCAAGACCGACGTGTTGAGCGCGCTCAACGGTCAGCTGGCCGACAATCGCCTCGGCCCCATCTCGAAGTCGGCATTCAGTCGGTGGGCCCTGGGTGTGCGGGCCGGCCGCATCCGGCCGCCCGGCGCACCTCACACCAACGCGCCCGGTACGCCGACTATCTCCATTTCGCCGGAGACCGCGACGCTGCTCGCGATCGCGCTTCGGTCGCTCGCCGATGACCTCGACAAGCTGGCAGGTGCCCGATGAGCGCGACAACGATCGTCGCTGACATTGTCCTCGACGCGATCGACGTCGTCGGCACGCGACGCAAGGTCGATCCGGCGTGGGTCGAGGCAATCGCCGGCTCGTTTGCCGAGCGCGGCCAGCTGGCGCCCATCGACCTGGTCCAACTCGGCGACCGGTTCGGACTGGTTGCCGGCGGGCACCGGCTCGCCGCAGCCCGCAAACTCGGCTGGAACACCATCGCCGCGTTCGTGAAGGACCCGGCGACCTATGCGAACGAGGCCGAGCTGGTCCTGCGCGAGGTCGAGGAAAACTTGATCCGACGTCAGCTGTCCGTCCTCGACAAGGCAGTCGAGATCGTCCGGTGGCGCGACGCCTATAACGCCGCGAACCTGACCCGGAAGGCTGGGCGACCGGCCAAGAAGACGTCGCAAAACGCGACAATCCCTGCCGACGAGGAAATCAGTGCCAAGTTGGCACTGATTTTCTCCGAGGCGGCGCAGCAGGCACTCGGGGTCAGTCGCCGCGCGCTCTTCCGCCTGGTGCAGATTGCCGGGATTGCGACGGAGGTCCGCGACCGGATCGCGCTCCACCCCATCGCCGACAACCAGTCCGAGCTGCTGCAACTCGCTGCCCTGACACCGGCACGGCAGGCCGACGTGGCGGCTCTGCTGACTGCGGAGCCGCCACAGGCTACCTCCGTCGCGGACGCCATAACGATCCTGGACCGGGTGCCGACGCAGGCGCCTGAGCCGCGCTGGCAGAAGGTCTCGTCGGCGTTCTCGTCGATGAAGACCGCCGACCAGCATGCGTTCTTCGCAGCGCATGAAGAGACCATTCGCGCCTGGCTTGCCGGGAGGCCGGCATGAAACGCGATCCGCTCACCGGCGACCTGTTCAGCTGGGAGCCGCCGAAGGTCACCGCCGGCTATTCCGACGACGTGGCCGGCCGGGGCGAACTGGGCAACCAGATATCCCGCCTGGTCGGCCGCGCCTTGCGAGACGCCTGCGACGACAGCCGCGTCAGTCGCGACGACATCGCCCGCAGGATGTCGGCCCATCTTGGCCGTTCGGTATCCAAGGAGATGCTGAACAAGTGGTCTAGCGAGGCCGCCGTCGAGCATCGCATCCCGCTCGACGCCTTCGCGGCCCTGGTGGAGGCGACAGGCCAGACGGACCTGCTCGGCTTCCTGCCGCGCCTGTTCGGCTTCGCGGTCGTGCCCGACCGGTACGCCGACATCATCGAACTTCACCTGATCGACGAGCACGAGCGCGAGATCGCGGCTCGCAAGGCTGCGCTGGCTGCCCGCGTCCGGACGAAGCGCTGAGGAGGCATGGATGGACATTGCCGCATTCCTGGTCAACGGCGCGATCGGCGCCGGGCTCTGGTTCCTGATCTTCCGGCTGCTGCTGCGGTCGGCCGACCGCCGCGCGCGGCGCCTGGCCGAGCGGGCCGCCCGGTTCGAACGCCGCAAGACCAGCGCGGGCCTGCCGGGGTATCTCCGGTGATCGCGGCCCGACCCTGCAGCGCCCGCAACTGCAACCGCGCCGCACCCGGCGCGTGGAACGACTTCTGCCCCAGCCACCACTTCATGCTGCCGAAGGCGCTGACGACCGTGATCCGGAAGCTCCGGATCGAGTGCGCCAACACGAGCGACGACGGCGTGAAGGCGCATTGCGAAGAGCAGATCGCGGGCTACCTGGCCGAAGCCCGGCGCAAGCTTTCGGGTGGTGCGGCCGCATGAGCAAAGTGTCCCTGGACAGCCAGATCGCCGAGGTGAAGCGCGAGCTCGCGCTGCGAGAGCGCACGTATCCGCGCCTGGTCAGCACGGGCAAGATGCGCCAGGCCGAGGCCGAGTTGCTGGTGGCCAACATGCTGGCCGTCTTTGACACGCTCATATTCCTGCAGAGGCACGAAGACACGATCCGCGCCGCGATCGCCGCGCAGAAGGCGGCAGGCGCATGAGGCAGTGGCTTACCGCCCGCGAGATTGCTGACGCCGCGCTGCCGGGGCTGCCCGCAACCAAGAGCGGCCTCATCCGGTTCGCGTCCGCAGCGGGCTGGGACAATCATCCCTCATTCTGCCGGGAGCGGTCAGGTCAGGGCGGCGGGTTGGAGTACCACTACCACCTCCTGCCGGCGCTGGCGCAGATCGCCTGGGCGCAACGCAACATGACGGTCGGCGCGCCGGCCGAAATCGAGCCGGCACCGCTGCCGGCCGACGACGGGTCGCTCTCCGCGCGCGGCCGGGAAGAGCGGGACGCGCGGCTGGCGGTGGTGAAGGCCTACGAGGTTTTCATCCGTGGGCTCAACCTCGGTCACGCGACCCACCTGCAGGTGTTCTGCGCCAAGTACAATGCCGGCTCGATCGACGTGGCGGGCTGGGTCCGCGAGCTGGTGCCGACCGTTGCGAAGCGGTCGCTCATGCGGTGGCGCAAGCACAAGCGCGACGGCAAGACGACGCGCCTGGCCCGCGACCCGGGACAGGCGCGCAAGGGAACAGGCGTGCTCGACACGGCCGAGGGCGGCCGGGTGCGCATGCACATTCTCGGCCTGATCGCGGCGCAGCCTTTCCTTTCGGCACATCACGTTCGGACGCTCTGCCGCGCCGAGTTCGGCGACTGTTTGAAGACGGTTTCAAAGGGCGTTGAAACCACCGTCGAACTACCGCCTGTGCGGACCTTCCAGCACGCCCTGAAGACGTGGAAGGTCGAGCACCGCGTCGAGCTGCTGAAGCTCACCAACCCTGACAAGTATCGCTCGACCATGAAGCCGACCGGGCGCGGCGCGCTCCGGCACGTGACCGAGCCAAACCAGCTCTGGCAGATCGACGCCTCACCTGTCGACGCGCTCTGTGTCGACGGCCGGCATACAGTCTACGTCTGCATCGACATCGCGACGCGACGGCAGGTGTTCAGTCTGTCGCGCACGCCGCGCGCCGAGGCCGTCGCGCTTCTGTTGCGCAAGGCGATCCTGGCATGGGGCGTCCCGGACACGATCAAGACCGACAACGGTTCCGACTTCGTTGCCAAGGCAACCCAGCAGCTGCTCGCCTCGCTCGGGATCGAGGTCGAGCTCTCGGACGCCTATTCGCCGGAGCAGAAGGGACACGTCGAGCGCGCGATCCGAACCTTCCAGCATGATCTCGGCCCGCAGTTGCCGGGCTTTGTCGGTCACTCGGTAGCCGACCGCAAGGCGATCGAGGGCCGCAAGTCCTTCGCTGCCCGGCTTGGCGAAAGCGATGCAGAGACCTTCGGCGTCACGCTCACCGCGACAGAGCTGCAACGCCATGTCGACCACTGGGCCGACCTCGTGCTGAGCCATCGCCCACATGCCGGCCTCAACAATGGTACCCCGGCTGAAGCGGCCCGACGCACGACGAGGCCGTTACGGGTGGTCGACGAACGCGCACTGGACCTGCTGCTGATGCCGGTGGCCGGCATGCGGACCATGACAAAGTCTGGCCTGCGCATCGATGGGCGGCACTACATGTCGCCGTCGATCTTGCCAGGCACGATCGTCTCGGTGCGCATGGACCCGCTCGACCTCGGCAAGGTCTACGCGTTCGCCGAGGACGGTGGGGCCTTCCTGGACGAAGCCATCTGTCCCGAGTTGTCGGGCATCGACCCGCGCCAGTTCGTCCGTCAGGCGAAGGCACTGGAGCGCGAACTCGTCGACGCGGCGGTCCTGCCGATCAAGGCCGAAATGAAGCGGATCAAGCAGGGGCCGACCCTTATCGAGCGCACCCTGCAGGTGGCGCAGCGGGATGCAGACGCTCGCGATGCGGCGGCTTCCAACGTGGTGCCGCTGCCGCGGCGTGAGGAGCCCCACACCACACCGCAGATCGCGGCTGCGATCGACGCGATGGCCGAGCGCATCAATCCGACCAAGCCGCTGTCAGCGAACCAGGCGGACGCGCACCGGCGCCTGATCGCCGAGATGCAGGCCGAGGAAGACGCCCGCGTGGAGGTGAGCTTCCGGGAAAAATACGAGCGCCGCATGGCCGAGATCGAGGCCGAGCGCACGGCGCACCTGCCGGCCGACGACAAGGTGGTCGCCCTGCGCGAAAGCCCGAAGGCGAGCTACCGGCGGGCCGTTCTGATCCGGCGCCGCATCGATGCCGGCGAGGACGTGCCGCCCTTCGATGCCTTTTGGTGCGGCACCTACGAAACGAGTGCCGAGTTCCGTGGCCAGCAGGCCATGCATGCCGACTTTGGCGACGCGTACCTGTCGCTCTGAGTGAAACGAAAGGCCCGGCGTTGCAGGCCGGGCCTTCCAGGAAGATCGCCGCCAGGAGCGGCGCATGAACGGAAGGGAAGATGATGAACCCCACGACACGTGTCAATCGGCCGGCGCCGCTGAAGAACATCGCGGCCTTCACCACACTGGTGGAACGCATGGTTTCCCGCGACCCTGACCTGCCGGGCCTCGCCTGTTTCTATGGCCCTTCGGGGTGGGGCAAGACGAAGTCCGCGATCTACGGCGCGGTCCGCAGCCAGGCCGCCTACATCGAATGCGGCCAGTACACCTCGGCGCGCAGCCTCCTGCGCAACCTTCTGACGGAACTCGGCGAGGCGCGGCCGCGCGGCTCGATCGAGGAGATGAAGGCGCAGGTGATCCTGCGGATGGTCGCAGCGCCCCAGCGCCCGGTGATCGTCGACGAGGCTCACTTCGTCGCTCGGCAGCGCTTCTGCGACCTTCTTCGGGAGATGTCGGACAAGTCCGGCGCGCCCGTCATCATGATCGGCGAAGAGACACTCCCTGGCCACATCGCCCAGTTCGAACGCGTGCATAACCGCGTTCTGGAATGGCTGCCGGCGCAGCCTTGCGACGCGGACGATTTCGCGCTCCTGGCCGCACATCGCTGTCGAGACGTTCGGATCGCGCCCGACCTCGCCGAGGCGATCCTGACGCTCACCAAGGGCAACACGCGACGCATCGTCGTGAACCTCGACCGCGTCGTCGAAGCCGCGCGGGCCGCAGGCGCCCGCGAAATCGACCTCAACACCTTCGGCGGTCCGTCGCGCATCTACATCAACGCGACGCCGGACGTGCGGAGGTACGCGTGATGACCGGCCTCATCGAACGGTTGCAGGCGGACCTCCATCTTCCGCTCCTTCGCGAGGGCCTCTGGCGGACCATCCTGAAACTGGACGAGGCCGGCCCCTGGACGGCTAACGACGTCTGCCGCCGCACCAACCTCAATAACGGCTCGCCTCGCATGTACGTCCGGAGCCTGCTCAACGCGGGCATCGTCAAGGTCGTCGGGGAGCGCCTGGTCAAGACGAGAAACCTGCAGCCGGCCGCGCTCTATCGTCTGACGCAACGTCCCATCGACGCGCCACGAGTGCGTCGCGATGGATCGCTCGTTCCGGAACGCGAAATCGAGCGCTTCTGGCGGGCGATGAAGATGGCGAAGGTCTTCACCTGCCGCGAGATTGCCGACTACGTCTCGGTCGAGGGGCGGGTGATCCCTCCGGCAGTCGTCCAAAGCTATGCGAAGCGCCTCGAAAACGTGGGTGTCCTCGCCTTTGCGGGGTGGGGGTCACCTCCTCCCGAGGGCGGGCAGCGACCGCGCCAGTATCGCATCGCGCGCAACGTCGGCGCGAAGGCGCCGAAGATCCTAAAGGCGCACGTGGTGTTCGACCCGAATGCGCGGGTTGTGCTTGGCACACCGACCGCCGTGGAGGTGTCGCCATGAACCGCGGGCCGGTTACCGGCAAGAGGCCGGACACGACTATGACGCAGAAGGCACTCGCTGGATGGGGCGAGGTGCCGGACTGGGTCGACGCTCTCGCTACGCTCGCTGACGAAGAGGGCCTTCTCGGCGCAGAGAAACGTATCGGCTACAGCCGTTCAACGCTGTCAACGGTGATCGCCAACAAGTATCGCGGCGACATCGCCCGCGTCGAGGAGATGATCCGCGGCGCGCTGCTCTCAGCCGTCGTCGAGTGCCCGGTCCTCGGCCAGATCGGCCGTGACCGCTGCCTTCGTGAGCAGGGGGAACCCTTCCGCGCCACCAGCGCCTTTCGCGCCCAGCTCTACCACGCGTGCCGTAACGGCTGCCCGAATGCCCGTCGAAAGGGAGAACAGTGATGCGTGCCTACGACGAAGACGAGGTGCTGTCTGACGGCCTGATGGAAATGCGGCAGCTGCTGCGGCCCTACGAGACCAGCGGCCTGCAGATCAGCGCCGAAGGGATGACCAAGATCCTGCAGTCCCTGAAGGCCATGACCACCGTCGCCCGGCGGCTGGAGAGCGAAGTCGATCGGCTGCGCTGGAACTTGAAGGCTGCCCGAGACGCCGATCGCGATCCCGACGAAATCGCCCAGGTGGCGATGCGACCCGGCAGCAACGTCGTGCTGCTGGCGCCGGCGCGACCGTTCGGCGACGGGAGGCCACGGCGATGAAGCATATCGACCCGAAGGCGCTCGCGGCTGCGCTGGCGCCGGTGATCGCAGCGCGCCTCACAGAGGCGACCCGCGAAGTCGAGGAGGCTGCCGCGCGCGAGCGGGCCATGCTGCTGGGAAGCGAGGCCCGCATCATGAAGGCCTGCCGTGACCTGGGTGCCGCCGTCGACCGGCTCGACCAGGCGAAGTTCACCGGCCTGAAGGAAGCCGGCGCCCGCATGGCGATCGAACGGTACGCGCGGACGCTGCGCACCCTGATCCGGAAACGGGAGCAAGCGCGCCATGGCCGCTGACACAGCGTCCCTGAAGCGCCGCGAGGCGCTCGTCCAGATCGCCTGCACGGTCGACGTGCTCGATGTCTGCGGCCGGCTGCTCTCCGATCCCGAGAGGGCGATGGTCTCGCTCGCCGACAAGATCGCGATGGCGATGGTCGTGGAGCGCGCCTGGGCGGCCTGCCTGGAAGCGCAGGTGCTGGTGACCGCGATCGAGCGCTCCGGCCCCGACCTGATCCCCGACGAAACACGCCGCAGCGCCGTCGCCGCGATGGCTGCCCGCTTTCGAGAGCAGATTGCGCCGCTGCTGGGCGCCCAAACCACCCACGAGGAGACCTGACATGGAATTTGAACTCGATAGGACCGACGTCGCGATCCTGGAGGCCAGGCCGGACGGCACGACGCTCATCAACGGAAAGCCTTACCTGACCGACGCGAAGGGCAACTTCGTGCCGGCCGAGAACGTCAAGGCGGTCGACAAGCTGCAGGACGAGACCGTCCGCAAGATCGTCGGCTACGCCCGCGATCTTTCCGGCCAGGTCGCCCGGTTCAAGCAGCACACGTTCGACGATCTCGCCGCCTATGAGGGGCTGCTCGCGCAGGAGTATGGCGCCAAGGTCGGCGGCGCGAAGGGCAACAAGACGTTCATGACCTTCGACGGCCGCCAGAAGGTGCAGGTGCAAGTCGCCGACTTCATCGACTTCGGACCGGAGCTGCAGATCGCGAAGGCGCTGATCGACGAGTGCCTGCGCGAGTGGACCGAGGACAGCCGCTCCGAGATCCGCGCGATCGTCACGCGTGCCTTCAACGTCGACAAGGAAGGCCAGATCAACCGGTCGGAGATCTTCTCGCTGCTTCGGCACGACATCGCCGACGAGCGCTGGCAGCGCGCCATGCAGGCGATCCGCGACGCTATGCGGGTGGTCGGCTCGAAGATCTACGTGCGCTGTTACGAGCGCGACCGCCCGGACGGCGACTGGCGCGCCGTCACCATCGACCTGGCCAAGGCATAGGGGGCGCGACGCGGATGAGCCAAGCCTGCCCATGCTGCGGCCAGGCGCTGCCGGCCGATCTCGGTTTCCGCATCGACGAGGCCGGGATCGTGCTGGCGGGCGGGCGGTTTGCCCGCCTTACGGAGCATGAGGCGGCTGTGCTGGCGAAGCTGGCGGAGAAACCCGGCAGGGTAATCAGCAAGGATCAGCTGATGGCCGCGGTCTACTGGGCGGCCGACGAAGACCCCCACGTCAAAATCATCGACGTCTGGATCTGCAAGATGCGGCCGAGGCTGAAGCCGCTCGGCGTTGTGATCGAGACAGTGTGGGGCCGCGGCTACCGGCTCCTTCCATCCAATGCGAGGACAACATGACCGAGATCAACCGGGCGGTCGGCGAGCGGCCGACGCTGGAATGGGTGCCGATCGAGCTGATCGGCGTGGACAACAACTACCAGCGTCCCCTGAAGAACACGCTGGTCGCCAAGATCCTGCGCTCCTTCCGCTGGGATCGGTTCGGCGCCCTGGTGCTGTCCCGCCAGGACGACGGCCGCTTCACCGTCGTCGAAGGCCAGCATCGGCTGAAGGCGGCGGAGCTGCATCCGGACGTTACCGAGGTGCCCGCGATCGTGGTGAAGCACGACGAGCGCGCCGCCGAGGCCGTCAGCTTCCTCTCCATCAACCGCGACCGCATGGCCGTCACCTCGATCGAGCAGTATTGGGCAGGCCTCACCGCCGGCGACGAGCATGTGACCGGGATATCGCGCGTCCTGCATGCGGCCGGGTGCGACGTGGTGCCCGAGAACGGCGCATACAAGCCGAACCTCACAAACGCGGTCGGCGCAATCGGGCGCTGTCTACAACGCTACGGCCACGGCGAGACGCGGCGGGCGCTTCTAGTCATTCGGGCTGCCTGGCCAGCTGAGAACCGCGCACTGCGCGGGACCCTGATCACAGCGCTGGCGCGTGTCATCCGAGCCAACAAGACAACGATCGACGACGCCCGGCTGACCAGCATCTTGCGACCGCAGAGCATCGCGCAGCTGACGGCACATGCCGAGGGCTTCCGCAAGCTCTCCGGCGGCTCGGCTGACACGGCCCTGACCAAGACGCTGGTCGAACTCTACAACAAGGGCAAGCGCACCGACCTGATCGAGATCGGGGCGGAAGCGTGATGAACACCGCCCGCACCAGAGCGCGCGAGCGCATCCGCCGACTGCGCGAGATGACCACGGCGCGCGGCTGCACCGAGGCCGAAGCGATGGCCGCCGCCGAGAAGGCTGCGGCGCTCATGCGCGAGCATGAGATCTCGGAAGCCGACGCCATCATGGACGAGGCGCAGTCGCCGAGCCGGCAGGCCGGAAAAGGTCAGCTCACCCGGCTATGGCCGGTGATCGCCGAGTGCACGAACACCGCGGTCGTCGTCATCAACCACTGGGAAGGCGCGCAGGTCGCCTTCATCGGCAAGGAGCCGGGTCCGGAAATCGCGGTCTACCTGCGCGAGATCTGCGAGCGTGCCGTCGATCGCGCGCTTGCAGACTTCAAGGCGACCCTGGCCTATCGCCGCAAGCGAAAGCTGGCGATGAAGCGGCAGCTCGCGGCCGCCTTCGTCGGCGGCATGGTGTACCGGCTGAACCAGCGCCTGCGACAGATCTTCGGGCCTTCGATCGACAGGAAGGCAATTGCAGTCGCCAGTGCGGCGCTCGCCGAGCGCTACGCCGACACCACGACCCTCGGGATGCCGACCCGCGAGCGTCGGCATGTTGACGCGGCCCTAACTGGCATGGCGGCCGGAGACAAGGTTACGCTGGCGCACGGCGTCGCTGGCGGCAACGCTCCGCTCGCGATCGGGAGCCGGTCATGAACGCGCTGGCGCAGATCCATGTCGCCAAGCGCGACCTCGGGCTCGACGACGACACTTATCGGGCGATGCTCGTCCGCGTGACGGGCAAGGACAGCGCCAAGGCGATGTCGGCGGCCGAGCACCAGGACGTGATCGCAGAGTGTCGCCGGCTCGGCTTCAACGGCGGTTCAAAGCCCGTTGGAAAGCGCCTGGACGGGCCGTACGCGCGCAAGCTGCAGGCACTCTGGATCTCAGCATGGAACCTCGGCCTGGTCGACGATCGGCGCGACCAGGCGATGCTCGCCTTCATCAAGCGCCAGACTAAGATCGAGCACACGCGCTTCCTGCGCGATCCGGCCGAGGCGCGGAAGGTGGTCGAGGCGCTGAAGGCCTGGATCGCGCGCGACGCCGGCGTCGACTGGACGAAGACGCATGGCCGGGACTGGCTGGAGACCGAGCAGGCCAAGATCGCCTGGGCGCAGTTCGCCAAGCTGATCCCCGGCGCCACGCTGATGGGCAACGAGCGGATGTTCGTCGACGAGGTGCGCCGGCTGCTCGGCCGCCAGCCGCTGGAGCTGAAGGCAGTTACCGCTCTGCAGTGGCGGGCTGTGATGAACGATCTCGGCAAGCGCGTCCGGAAGGTGCGGTGATGATCCCCCGCGGCCAGCTCGTTGTCATGGGCGGCGCCTACACTGCAGTCGTCGCGCTCGCCGTGGCCGTGATGGACGATCCGCCGGCTGTTATGGTGTTCGCCGTCGCCTTCGCTTGGTTCTCGATCGGGCGGGCATGGGACCGTCTGCCTGCCACCCCGCCGAAGTCAAAACACCGTTGGGGACGGCAGTGACCGACCTCGTCCATGTCAGCGATCATGCCGTGCTGCGCTATCTCGAGCGCGCGCACGGTCTCGACGTGGATGCTATCCGCCGCCACCTCGCCGGCCGCGTCGCGGGCGGCGCCAAGCTGAAGGCCGCGGCGGTGACCGTCGAGCACGTCAAGCTGGTGCTCGAACATCGAATGGACGGCTCGGCGACCGTCACCACCGCGCTGAAGGTGAACTGGCCGAGCCGGAGGACCGGCGATGTGTGAGAGGCTACTTCGCGCGGCGGAACTCGAAGGTGTACCCGGTGCCAATACGCACCACGACCCGGCTTTCGTCCGGACCGCTGAAGACGGCTACCTTCTGCTCGCCGACGTGGAAGATCGCGGACTCACCGACGATCTGAACGCGATCGAATTTTGCGTCGATGTGATCGTGGTAGATCGAGACTACTATCGTTCGCTGCTGGGCGTCGATCTGAAGCGCACCACTGGTGCCGTGGGTCTCGTCATCCATCTGCCAGCCGCCGCTAAACCGCTGGAGCGCCTCTTCCTCGGTCCAGCCGGTCAAGACCAGCAAGGCAAGTATCGCGGCGGCGATGCGGGTCATGATCATTTCCCCTCCCGAGTTTCGGCCAAGACTAGGTGGCCGGTCGGCGCTCGGCAACCAGGTGCCGTGCCGTGAGCTACGAGCGCGACGAAGACCTGTCGGAAGATCTGCATCGCCTGCTCGGCGATGAAGGCTTTCTCGCGCTGACCGAGGCGTTCGGCGGGCAGCGCCCGTACATCAACCGGACCGGCGGCCCCGTCGTGGACGGGCTGGTCGCCGCGCTCGGCCCAGATCTGGCCGATCAGCTGATCCGGATGTATGGCGGTTCACATCTGATGGTACCCATTGCCCGCGTCTTCAGGGCACGGCAGTATCGCGCTGCGGGTCTGACGGACCCCGAGATCGCACGCAAGCTCACCATGACGGTCAGCGGCGTGCAGCGACTGTTCCTGCGCAACCCGGCGCCGCGCAGAGCCAAAACCGACCCGCGCCAGCTCCGCCTCTTCGATCGCTAATCGCAGTCCGGACTACCGCGGTGGTCCGGACTGCGCGCGCGCGCTCGGCCATGCTTCCCGGCAAATTCCACCCGGAGTTCGCCGCATGGCCGTCCGCAAGCGCACCGATCTTCTTGTCGTCCACGTCACGGCGACGCCGCCGAGCAAGGACATCGGCGTCAAGGAAGTGCGTGCCATGCACAAGGCGAAGGGCTGGTCCGATGTAGGCTACCATTTCGTCATCCGCCGCTCCGGGACGATCGAAGCCGGGCGACCGCTCAACCAGATCGGCTCGCATGTGGCGGGCTGGAACTCGGTCTCGGTCGGGATCTCGCTGGTCGGAGGCGTAGACGCCAAAGGCAAGCCGGAGAACAACGCGACGCCGGCGCAGATTAAGGCACTCGACCAGGTGCTGCGCGAGCTGCTCATCCGCTACCCGAACGCCAGGATCTGCGGCCACCGCGACCTGTCGCCCGATCGCGACGGCGATGGGGTGATCGAGCCGCACGAGCACATCAAGGCGTGCCCGTGCTTCGATGCGATCCCGTGGGCGAACGATCGGGGTCTGCCCGGCGCCGCCATACGGGGCGCCTGGGATCATGCCGCACCCACCATTCACGAGATCGCCGCGCCTGACGCGCGCAACGCCTACCTGCAGAAGCTGCTGGCGCGCGCCGGATACGCCTTCGGGCCGATCGACGGCATCGTCGGCAAGCGCACCATGGCCGCGCTGGAGCAGTTCCAGCGCTGGGAAGGCCTGCCGCTGAGCGGCCGGTTCGACGAGCCGACCGCGGCGCGTCTGCGCTCGCGTTTCGAGAAGGCGGTTGCGTGACTCAACCACACACAACGGAGCACCTAACATGAACAAGACCATCGTCTGGAACACGGTCGTGCTGCCCATGGTGCGGCATGGGCTGCAGGCGCTCGCCGGCTTCCTGGTGGCTAAAGGCCAGCTGGACGTCACCAACGCCGAGACGCTGACTGGCGCACTGCTCGGCATCTCGACTGTCGGCTGGTGGTACTTCACCCGGCAGAAGCCGGCGAAGTGACGTGCAGCTGACGGAAGCCGCCTTCGAACAGGCCGAGGCGCTCGCCGAACGCGAGCGCCTCGCCGGCGTCAGGCGGGCGCAGATCGCGCTCGTCGGCGACGGTCATGCGACGCCGCTGGTCTGCGACTGCGGTTCGGAAATCGCGGAGGCCCGGCGCCGAGCCGTGCCCGGAACAAAGCGCTGCTACGAATGCGCGGTGGCGCTGGAACGTGGACGGAGACGGGCCTGATGCTGGTCAGCGAGTTGAAGGAGTGGCTGGGCGTGCTTGCCCTGCTGATATCGGTCGGCGGGTTTCTGTACGCCTTCCTGACCAAGGGATCGGACAAGGCGATCAAGGAGATCGCCGCCCTGCGCGAGGATCTCGAAAAGGCGCAGGAGAAAGCCCAGGTTCGCGGGGAAGCCATCACTGCCCGCTTCCAGCTGAACGAGGCCAAGCTCCTGAAGATCGAGAGCGACATGACGCATCTGCCCGATCACGGCCAGACGCATCGCCTCGAGCTGGCAGTCGAGCGGTTGACCGGCCGGATGGAGACGCTCGACGAGCGGCTGAAGCCGGTCGCCGCGATCTCCGATCGGCTGCAGGAGTTCTTGCTGGAGCAGGCCAGACGATGAAGGACATGGACACGCTGATGCGGGAGCAGGCCCGCCTCATCATCCTGCGGGCGCTCGCCGCGCAGGTGGACGAGCAACTGAACAGCGACCTGATGGTGCACGAGCTGGAAGCCTTCGGCATCCGCCGCACACGCGCCTGGGTGCACGACGAGTTCGCCTACCTGGCCGAGCACGGCGCGCTCGTCGTGACCACGATCGGCAGCCTTCAGGTAGCCACCCTGACCGAGAAGGGCGGGCGCCACGTCAACCGGGAGATCGCGATCGCCGGCGTGAAGCGCCCTTCGCGACCGGGCGAATGAGATGGCCAAGCAGGAAGGCCGCGGTCACCTTGGCGCGATAAAGCTGCTCCCTGGGGAGTGCTCGCCCGTCATCGCCTGGGCGGACGAAGAACTGCGCAAGAACGACCGGACCCAGCTCGACATCTATGCCGAGTTCAAGGCGAAGCTGGAGGCTCTGCAGGAGGAGCGGTCCGGCGAGATCATTTTCCAGATCCCGTCCTTCGCAGCCTTCAACCGTCACTCGATCAAGCTCGCCGTTCTGACCAGGCGCACGGACGAAGCGCGTGAAATCTCCGGCGTCCTGGCGAAAAGCTTCAATGCCAAGGCCTCCGACGATCTGACGATCATTGCCGCCGAGGCAATCAAGACCCTCGTCTTCGAATTGATCCAGGCTGGCGGCGAGGCAGGACATTCACCGAAGGGAGCGCTGGATCTTGCGACCGCGCTATACCGCGCCGCCCAGGCGCAGGGCGTGTCCACGTCTCGGCGCGTCGCGGTCGAGGAGAAGTTCGAAACCCAGATGGTCAAGGCGGTCGACGCCGTGGCCAAGGCGAAGGGCATGTCCGCCGAGACGGCCGAGAGCATCAAGTCGCAGATCCTCGGCGTGAAGGCGGCTGCATGAGCGCGGGCGTGGTGAAGATCGGAGACGGGCTGGCGGTCAATCCGGAGGAGGTTGCCACCGTCTATCTCGAAGAGCGCCGATCGGGAGCCACAGTCCACATCATCATGCGGGACGGTGAGCGCTTCGGGATCGTGCTGGCTGACCAGCAGACTGGCCAAATGCGGTTCGACCAGGTCGTGCAGCTGCTGCGGGTGGCAACGTGAGCGGCGACACTAGGGCAACCCTGTCCATGCCGCTTCGCGCCGAGCCTGGCGAGAGCGCCATGACCACCGTCTTCGTCGACGCGAATGGCGTCGCGATCGGCGGCTGCATGGGCGCGTTCCATCGCGAGCACGCCGAGACGATCGTCGGCGTGCTCAACAGTGTGCTCGCCGGTCCTCCGCCATCGCAGAAGGATCGGTTGAATTGACCGGGCCGATCTCGAAGGAAGAGTGGGAACGCGTTCGCCGCGAAAGCACGGCTAACCTCGACCATGTCATCGACACGGTCGGCCTGCCTTCGGTGCTGCTCGGCTACCAGGCGACAACCGTTGCCGAGCTCGAGGCCGGCACCGCGCTGCTGGTCATCGAAAAGTCGCGTCGCATCGGCGAGACCTGGGGGCTGGCGTCCTATGCGGTGCTGCGCGCCGCGCGGGCGCGAGAGGCGGGCGGCATGGATGCGATGTACATCTCCTACTCGCAGGAGATGACCCGCGAGTTCATCGACGCCTGCGCCATGTGGGCGCGCGCCTATGCGGTGGCGGCCGCGGCCGAGGAAGAGTTCGTCTTCGAGGACGCCAACCCGGCCGATCCTTCCGAGACGCGCCAGATCCAGGCGTTCCGCATCCGGTTCGCCTCGGGCTTCGAGGTGGTTGCCCTCTCGTCGGCGCCGCGCTCGCTGCGTGGCAAGCAGGGCCTGGTCATCATCGACGAGGCCGCGTTCGTCGACAATCTGAAGGAGCTGCTCAAGGCCGCGCTCGCCTTCCTGATGTGGGGCGGCCAGGTCGTCGTCTGCTCGACCCACAATGGAGCCGAGAACGAGTTCAACGTGCTCGTCCAGGACATTCTGTCGAAGCGTCGCAAGGGCGCGCATCTGCGCATCGATTTCGACGAAGCGCTGCATGCCGGCCTCTACCAGCGCATCTGCCTGGTGACGGGCAAGGCCTGGTCGCCGGAGGCGGAGGCGCAGTGGCGCCAGGACATCATCGACTTCTATGGCGACGGGGCGGACGAAGAGCTGTTCTGTGTCCCGACGATGGGCTCCGGCGCCTGGCTGACCGCGCCGCTGATCGAGGCCCGCATGCAGCTCGCGCCAGAGCAGGCACCCATCCTGCGCATCGCCCTGCCGCCTGACTATCTGCATCGGTCGACGCTCGAGCAGAAGTCATTACTCGCCGCCCAGCTCGACGGGCTGTCCGACGCACTGAAGCTGCTCAACGAAAAGCGCCAGCACGCGCTCGGATATGATCCGGCGCGCAAGGCCGATCCGGCCGTCATCCACGTGCTGCAGGTCGACGAGCTGCTCAACCGGCGATCGGCGCTGACGATCGAGATGCGCAACGTGCCGTTCGCGGTGCAGAAGGATCTGGCGCGCCGCCTGATCAAGGAGTGTCCCCGGCTCCTCGGCGTCGCGGTCGACGCGACCGGCCAGGGCGCAAACCTCGCCGAGGATCTCGGCGTAGAGTTCGGCTTGCACGACCCGGAGCTGAACGTCGGCGGTCTCGTCTGGGCGATCCACCTGTCGACCAAGTGGTACAACGAGAACATGCCGCCGCTCAAAGCGGCCTTCGAGGACGGCACGATCTGGCTTTGCCGAGACGCCGAACACGTCGTGGATCTCCGCCTGGTCAAAGTGATCCGCGGCATCCCGTCGATCCCCGACGAGCGCAAAGGCGAGGTCGGCAAGAAGCGCCATGGCGACTTCGCGGTCGCGCTGGCGCTCGCCTACTTCGCGAGCCGCATGCAGTGGCACGAGTATGACTACCGGCCCGCGCCGCCGAACCGCGATGGTGATGGTGCCGGGCGCGGGCGTGACGATGACGATCATGGCCGGCGCGAGCGCAGGACCGGCGAGATGAGCGACAGGCGGCTGTGATGGCACAGATCCTCGACCAGTACGGCAGGCCGCTGAAGCGACAGGAGGTGCTGACCCCGATCGCGGAGCCGACGATCGGCGGCGTGCGGCCGGTGATCTCCTCGCATCCTGCGGAAGGGCTGTCGCCGCGGCGCCTCGCGGGCCTGCATCTCGCGGCCGCCCAGGGCGACCCGTTGTCCTACCTCGAGCTTGCCGAGGACATCGAGGAGCGCGACCTGCACTATGCCGCCGTGCTGGCGACCCGGAAGCGCTCTGTCTCGCAGCTGCCGATCACGGTCGCGGCGGCATCCGAAGACGCGGACCACAAGAAGCACGCCGAGTATGTCCAGTCGTGGCTGGACGACGGTCTCCTGCAGAGCTCGCTCGTCGACATGCTCGACGCGATCGGCAAGGGCTTTTCGGTCCTCGAGATCGACTGGCACTACCATCTCGGCCATCTCTGCCCGCGCGACCTGATCTACCGGCCGCAGCGCTGGTTCCGTTTTGCGCGCGCCGATGGCGAGACGGTGGTGCTGGACGGCGACGCCACCGAAGAGCCGCTGCCGGCGCACAAGTTCGTCGTGCATCGCCACAAGCAGAAGTCGGGTCTGACGATCCGGGGCGGCATCGCACGCATCGCCTCCTGGTCGTGGATGTACAAGTCCTTCAACGTGAAGGACTGGGCAACCTTCGTGCAGAACTACGGCATGCCGCTGAGGGTCGGCAAATACGGTCCGGGCGCGACCGAGGCGCAGAAAGACGTACTGTGGCGCGCCGTGGCCAACATCGCCGGAGACGTGGCCGCCGTCATCCCGGACGGGATGGTGATCGAGTTCCACGAGGCTGCGGCCAAGGGAACGTCGACCGACCTCTACGAGCGGCGCGCGGACTGGCTGGACCGGCAGGTCTCGAAGCTGGTGCTCGGGCAGACCACCACGACCGATGCGGTTTCCGGCGGCCACGCGGTCGCCCAGGAGCATCGCCTCGTCCAGGAGGACATCGAGCGGGCGGACGCGCTGGCCATATCCCACACGATCTCCCGTCAGGTGATCGCGAACCTGGTCGCCTTCGAGTTCGGCCCGCAGGACCGCTACCCGTTTGTGCGGGTCGGCCGGCCGGACGAGGTGCCGCTCGAGCAGTTCGCCGCCGCTTTCGACAAGCTCGGCCGCCAGGGCCTGACCGCACCGATGTCCTGGATACGCGGTCGGCTCGGCATCCCGGCGCCGGAGGAGGGCGAAGAGCTGGTCGGCGGCAAGGCGCCGGCGCCGGTCGTTCCGCCGGCTGAGGACCTGGACCAGCCGCCCGAGAAGAGCGCCCGCAACGCGGTCGCCCGTCTGTTCGCGTCACGCCACACCGCCAGCTCGAGCGAGGCGGTGCTCGATCGCCTGGTCGAGCGGCTGGACGAGGATGCACGCGGCGCGCTTGGCGGACTGACCGCCGAGATCCGCGCAGTGCTCGAGGGTGCGGCGGATCTGCGCGACGCGGCCGAGCAGCTCGCGCGCATGAACCTGTCGCCTGATCAGCTCGCCGATGCGATGGCACGCGGCATGGCGCTGGCGCACCTCGCCGGGCAGGCCGCGCTGATCGACGACATGGCGCGCCGGCGGTGAGCCTCAGGGAAGGCCGTACACGCGCGTTGGCGGGTAGCGGACGCGCGCTGGTAGCCCGGAAGGCGCCAAGGGCCGTCCACGGCCTTCGAAACCCCTTTGACGGCGAAGTCGCGGGGTGATCGGAGGTGCCATCCACCATCGAAGCGCTCGATCAGCCGTTCAAGGAGGCCATCCGGTTCTTCCGGCAGAAGGCGAACGTCACGACCAGGACGTGGACGGACGTCTATGCGGCGGCCCACAGCCGGGCCTTCATTGTCGCCGGCGCCGCCAGCCAGGCGATCGTCGAAGACTTCCGCGCCGCGATCGACAAGGCACTCAGCCAGGGCACCACGCTCGCCGAGTTCCGTGGTGACTTCGACGCGATCGTCGAACGCTACGGCTGGTCGCACACCGGGTCGCGCAACTGGCGATCGCGCGTCATCTTCGAGACTAACATGGTTACTGCCTACGCGGCCGGCCGTTATGCCAAGCTGACGGCACCCGACACGCTCGAGGCTTGCCCCTACTGGCAGTACCAGCATTCCGGCGCCCTGCATCCGCGCAAGGAGCACCTGGCGTGGGACGGGCTCACCTTGCGGGCCGACGATCCGTTCTGGCGAACCAACTATCCGCCAAACGGGTGGCGCTGCGGCTGCTTCGTGATCCCGGCTTCCGACCGGGACCTGCGCCGGCAGGGCAAGCGCGGACCAGACGAGGCGCCGGACCTGGTGTTCCGCGCCGAGGAGGTCGGTGGCCGGCGGGTCATGGTGCCGCTCGGTGTCGACCCCGGCTTCGAGTACAATCCCGGGCGCGAGTGGCTGGCACGTACTATGCCCGGCAGCGAGACGGTGGCAGCCGCGCCGGGCATGATCCAGCGCTTCGTCCAGAGTGCGCTTGCCGGAAAGCGGCCGCCCAAGAGCTACGTTCCGGTTGCTCTAACGCCGGACGAGCTCACTCGCGCCTTCGGTCTGCCAGAAAGAACTGAGGTCAGGCTCTCGGCGGACACGATCCTGCAGCATCTTCACCATCCGGAGACGACGCCCGACATCTATACCCATCTGCCGGAACAGCTCGTCGAGTACGCGACGCTCGTACGTCAGGGCGACAGAACGGCGGTGCTCGTCGCACCCACAGGCGAGAGCCGGCGGAAATACTGGATGGCGGTGCTGAAGCGCACCTCGAAGGGCGAGATCTATATGTCCACGCTGTTCACGCCACGCGACGCGCACGCCGAGAAGTTGATGGCAAATCCACGCAGCGCGATCATTCGCAAGGGAAAGAAGGATTGGCGCGCCGGGGGGCCGTAGGTCATCCCCGCTGGTCAGACGCCAGGCGGAACGTAATTGCTCGGCGCGCTGGCGAGAATATAGGCGATCTCGGCCGAGGAGGCAAACATGACCGGCGTCAGCATCCAGTTCGAGATCCGCGACAGCGGCGTCCACCAGGAATTCACGCGCCTCATGTCCGCGATGGGCAACACGGCGCCGGTCATGTCGGTAATCGCCACCGGCCTGGTGGCGTCGACGCATCGCCGCTTCGTTACGCAAAGCAGTCCGGACGGCGCGGCCTGGGCGGGGCTGCATCCGGCCTATCGCCCGATCAAGCGCAACAGCCGAATTCTCACCGAGAGCGGCCGGCTGCGCGGCTCGATCAACGAGGCGTCCGGCAATGACTGGGCGCGGGTCGGCACCAATCTCATCTATGCCGGCGTCCACCAGTTCGGCGCCACCATCCGGCCGAAGGCGGCCTCGCATCTGGTGTTCCGGCTGGCCACTGGCGTCGTGCTCGCCAAGTCTGTTACGATCCCGGCGCGGCCGTATCTCGGCATCTCGGATGACGACGAGCAGATGATCTCGGAGACCGTCTTCCGCTACCTGCGCCGCTATCTCTGATCGACATGCGCTCGGACCACCGCGGTGGGCCGGACTGACATCGGGCCGACATGGCAGTGTCGGCGCCGATGGAAACCGCCCTCAACGCAATCACCCATGCCCTTACCGGCACCGGCTCGGCGCCAGAGTGGGTGCATCTGCTTCCCGTCGCGACATTCTCTGGCGCAGACGGCCGCGGCCCGTTCGAGATCGACGATGCCGGGAAGCTGATCGCGGCGTCCATGTTGCCTGGGCGCAAGCTGCCCATCGACATCAACCACGCCATCGACATCCGGTCCGAGCATGGCCAGGCGACGCCGGCCGTGGGCTGGATCGTCGAGCTGCAGGCGCGCGAGGACGGCGTCTGGGGCCGCGTCGAATGGACCGAGGCCGGCCAGCGTGCGCTCGCCGCCCGCGAGTATGGCTACCTGTCGCCCGTCTTCACCCACACCAAAGGCAAGTCGATGCGCGTGCAGCAGCTGCTGCGCGCCGCGCTGACCAACAACCCGAACCTGACACTGACCGCTCTGCACAATCGCAACCAGGGAGACCATGCGATGGAAAAGGAACTGCGGGAGGCGCTGGGCCTTCCCGACGCGTCGAAGGAAGATCTTCTCTCGGCGCTGCACGCCCGCCTCGCCGCAGGCACTGCTGCCGTCGCCACGATGGCCAAGGTCGCCGAGGCGGCCGGCCTGGCGAAGGACGCGAAGGGCGACGACATCGTCACGGCGCTCCAGGCGCGCAAGTCGGGCGGCGACGCCGACGAGCTCGAGCAGCTGCGCGGCGAGGTGAAGAGCCTCAATACGCAGCTGACCACCGTCGTCACCGCCTCGGCCAAGACCGCGGCCGAGACGGCGATCACCGCAGCGATCGAGGCCGGCAAGATCGTTCCGGCGCTGCGCGATCACATGATCGCCCGCCACATCAAGAACCCGGCCGAGGTCGAGGCCGAGATCAAGCTGCTGCCGTCGCTCCACGCCGGCGGTCTCGGGAACCGCCGCCAGAGCGACGATCCGGAAGCGGCCAACCTCAACGATGCCGATCACCAGGTGATCGCGCAGATGGGGCTGAGCGCCAAGGCCTTCGCCGCAAATGCCAAGCTGCACAAGGAGGCTTTCTAAATGGCCGCGCTCACCGCTGACCGGCTCGGCTCGGTCTCCCGCTCCGGCGACCGCCGCGAGCCGCCCGTCGCCGCGGCGACGCTTATCTTTGCCGGCGCCATGGTCGGCATAACCACCGGCAACGTGGCCGTTCCCGGCGCCGCGACCGCGACGCTGAAGATCATCGGCGTTGCAGCCGAGCGCGTCGACAACAGCGCCGGCGCCGCCGGCGACAAGCGGGTGAAGGCCATGACCGGCATCTGGCGCTTCGCCAACTCGTCGGCCGGTGACCTGATCGCGCTCACCGACATCGGTTCGCCCTGCTACGCGGTCGACGACCAGACGGTGGCGAAGACCCACAACGGCAACACCCGCCCGATTGCGGGCACGATCTTCGACGTCGACGCCCAGGGCGTCTGGGTCAAGTTCGGCTAACGGAAGGACCCGCCCGCATGATCATCAACCAGACGTCCCTGCGTTCGCTTTACACCGGCTTCTCGACCGCATTCCAGAGCGGTTTCGCCGGCGTCTCGCCCGCCTACACCCGTATCGCCACCACAGTGAACTCGACCACGTCCGAGAACGAGTATGGCTGGCTCGGTCAGCTGCCCGGCTTCCGCGAGTGGATCGGCGACCGTGTCGTCAACAACATCGCGACGCACGGCTACACGATCCGCAACAAGCGGTTCGAGCAAACCGTCAGTGTCAACCGCGACCATATCGAGGACGACAACATCGGCATCTACACCCCGCTCTTCCAGGAGCTGGGGCGGTCGGCCGCGGTGTTCCCCGACAAGCTGGTGTTCGCGGCGCTCGCCGCCGGCTTCACCAGCGCCTGCTACGACGGTCAGTACTTCTTCGATACCGATCATCCGGTGATCGCCGAGGACGGCAGCGTCGGGACCGTGTCCAATTTCCAGGGCGGCGGCGGAACGGCCTGGTTCCTGCTCGACGTCTCGCGTGCCCTGAAGCCGATCATCTACCAGAGCCGGCGCGCTTTCGGGAACCTGGTGCGTAAGGATGGCGAGGACGACGACAACGTCTTCGATCGGGGCGAGTTCGTCTACGGCAACGACGGCCGCGCCAATGTCGGCTACGGCTTCTGGCAGATGGCCTACGCGTCGAAGCAGACGCTGAATGCCGCCAACTATGCCGCCGCCCGCGCCGCGATGGCGAGCTTCAAGGCGGACCGCAGTGGCGAGCCGCTGGGGATAGACCCGACCCTGCTCGTGATCCCGCCCACGCTCGAGAGCGCCGGCCTGAAGCTCCTCAACTCGGAATACGCCGCCGGCGGCGAGACAAACGAGTGGAAGGGCACCGCGCAGCTCCTGAAGTCGCCCTGGCTGACCTGACGGCGGTTCCGCACCCAGGCAGAGACCCGCCGGCCACGCGCCGGCGGGCCTTCGAAAAGCAGCCTCCCGCTCCTTTTCCAAGGCCCGTTGAAGACCCTTTGAACGGAGATCGAACATGTCCAAGAAGCCCAAGATACCAGCGGACCCGCACGGCGGGGCCGATCGTCAGCCGACTCTGGCGGAAGCGCTCCAGGGCGCAGATGTCTCGGCGGATCAGCCCGCAGCCGAAGGCTCCGAAGGCGAACACCAGGCAGGTGCCGCCGAAACCGCCGCGGTTGCGGGCGCGACGGACCCCTCCTCCACCGATACTCCCCCCGAGAGCCTGGTCGCGGCCGGCACGGACGCGTCCAAGTCCGTGCCGGCCGAGGAGAGCCACCATCTGTTCCCGGACCCGGTCGACGAGTTCAAGACCCAGTTCCCGCTGGCCAGCGCACTGCTCGAGCAGTGGCATTCCCGATCGCCGGATCTCGCGCCGACCGCGCTCCGGATCGTGTCGCAGCGCGACGGCTTCTGGCGTGCGGGCAAACAGCACAGCAGGACCCCGGTCGAGCATCTTCTGGTCGACCTCCACTACCCGGAGCAGATCGAGCAGCTGCTCGCCGAGCCGATGCTGACGGTGGAGCTGGTCTGAACCATGCCTTACGCGACCGTCCAGTCGATGGTGGACCGCTTCGGCGAGACCGAGGTGCTGCGCCTGTCGCAGCCCGAGGATCGCACGAGCGAAACCATCGTCGACGCGAAGGTCGAGCTGGCGATCGCCGACGCCTCGTCGCTGATCGACGACTATCTGCGCGGCCGCTACGCGGTGCCGCTGCAGGCGGCGCCCGACAGCATCGTGCGGGCGGCCTGCGTGCTGGCGCGCTACGACCTGGCGAAGGGCGAGCGCACCGAGCCGGCCGAGCAGATGCGCCTCGACCGCAAGGAAGTCATCTCCTGGCTGGAGGGCATCGCCGCGGGCCGCGTCAACATCGATGCGCCGCCCGCCCAGGGCGCCGGCTCGATCGGTGACGGCGCGCGCATGACCGACCGCGAGCCCGCCTTCACGCCGGGCAGCCTGGCGAGGTGGTGATGGATCTCGCGAGCCAGCCTATCGCCGTCATGGAGCCCGCCATCGTCGAGCGGCTGCGCCTCGCCTTCCCGGCGGCGAAGTTCCAGATCCAGCGTGTGCCGCCGGTGCTGACCGACGCCGAGTTCAAGCGCGTCGTCCGGCTGACCCCGTTCATCGGCCTTGCCTGGCTGGGCATGAAGCCCGACACCGGGACCGGCCGCGAACTCCGGGGCGCCATGCAGTGGCGCCTGGTGCTGATCGTCAAGGCGTCGTCGTCGCTCGAGGCCCGGTTCAAGGGCGACCGGCGTGATATCGGCCTCGACGCGATGGTCGACGTGGCAACGTTGCTTCTGAACGGCGTCTCCTTCGACGACATCGGCCACTCCACCGTTACGCGGGCTGAAGGCGTGTTCGCCGATGGCTGGGCAGACGACGCAATGGTGCTCGCCCAGGTCGACTTCGAGATCCGCTTCGCCACCCGCGCCGCCGGTCTCGGCCTCACAACGCTCGACGATTTCCGCTCGCTCGGCATCACCTGGCTGAACGCCGCGAGCCCCGATCCGGACGATGATCCGGAGATGACCACCGAAGAGAGCTTCGAAGGAGCCGGCGATGATTGAGCGCAGATGGCTGAAGCCGCGCGATGGCCGTGCGGTGCCGCTGGAAGATGGATCGCCCTGGCCGCCCGAGGGCGCCGAGGTCGAAGTCACGCTCTACGTGCGCCGCCGCATCGCCGACCAGGACGTCGAGCCGTGCGATCCGATCGCCGCGGCCGAGCCGGCGGCTACCGACGATCCGCCGGCCGACCAGCCGGCTGAGACCGAGAACGAAACCAGGCGCCGCGGCAGCGGCAAGACCGGAGGCAAGTGAACATGGCGCCCTTCATCTTCGACGAGATCGCAAGCGACTGGCTCGAGCCGGGCATCTTCCTCGAGGTCAAGCCGAACTACCGGAACATGGGCATCCTGCCCTATCCGACGAAGCCGCTCATCATCGGCGCGAAGCTCGCCGCCGGCACTTTGGTGCCCGGTACCATCGTCGAGATCACAAGGCCGGCCGAGGCGATCGCGCTGTTCGGCCTGGGCTCCATCGGTGCGGAAATGGTCACGGCGTTCCGCAAGGCGAACAAGACCTCGTCGCTGCACGTCATGGCGCTGGCCGACGACGCCGGTGGTGTCGCGGCCACCAAGACCATCACGTTTGCGGGTGCGATCACGGCCGCCCTGGTGCTGCGCTTCCTGATCGGCGGTAAGCAGATCCGCTTCACGGCGGCCGCCGCTGCCACCATGACCCAGCTCGCCACGGCGCTGGCCGCGGCGATCAACGCCGATACGTCGCTGCCGGTGACGGCGACCTCGGCCGCAGCCGTGGTCACGCTCACCTCGCGCCACAAGGGCGAGGTCGGCAACGAGATCGACGTGCGCGTCGACACGCGGGCCCAGCCGCTGCCGTCCGGCCTGACGGCCACTGTGGCTGCCGGTGTCGCCGGCTCCGGCAACCCGGATATCCAGCCGGCGCTCGACGCGATCGCCAGCTCCTGGTTCACCAACATCACCATGCCGTGGAACGACACCACGAACCTCGGCAAGTTCGACCTCTGGCTGCGCGAGCGTTACAAGGCGATGTCGAAGCTGGACGCGCACGGCTTCGTCGGCAAGTCGGCCACCTTCGTCGATCTCGGCACCTGGGGCGATCTCACCAACTCGCCCTTCCTGACCTGTGTCGGCCTGAAGCGGCCGCCGACGTCGCCCTGGGTGTTCGCAGCGTCCGTCGCCGGCCTTGCCGCCTTCCACCTGACCAACGACCCGGCGCGCCAGCTGCGTTCGCTGGTGGTGCCGGGCGTGGTCGCGCCTGACGCGGCCGACCAGTTCATCGAGACCGAGCAGGATCTTCTGCTGCGCAAGGGCATCTCGACTTTCGACTGCCTGCCGGACGGTTCGGTGACGATCTCGCGCCTGATCACGACCTACAAGATGTCGAACCTCGCGGTCGCCGACCGCGCCTGGATCGACATCATGGTGCCGGCGACCATGTCGCGCATCCGCTACGACTGGTCGGGCTTCGTGTCGCTGCTCTACCCGCGCGCAAAGCTGACCGACGACGAGAGTTCGGCGGTGTTCGGCACGCGCCAGGACGGGGACGAGGACCCCGGCAATGCCGTGGTCACGCCGCGCCGCATGCATGGCTCCTGGGGAGGCCGCTGCCGGCTCTACGCCGAGCGCGCCTGGATCGAGGACGTGGAGCGCACGGTGAAGGAAAGCGTGTTCCAGCGTTCGCAGGACGATCGCAACCGCCTCGAAAGCCGCCAGCAGCTGCAGATCATCGGCAACCTGATGGTGCTGGCAGGCTCGCTCGAGTTCCAGGTCTAATCGCGCCGCTCGCGCAGAAAGGTAGAACGTCATGCAGACGCTCGGCATCGTCGACATCATCTGGCGCGGACGCCAGATCCCGGTGGAGACCGGGGCGAAGTTCAAGGTCGGCGGCATCAAGAACAATGTCGTCACCTATGGTCGCCGGGTCGCCCGCGCCCAGGAGTTTGAAGGCTCCGAGGTAACGGCGACGACCGCGTTCGAGCGCGGCGCCCGCTTCGGCAATCTGTGGGACCCTGGCGAGGGCGAACTGCAGGTGGTCTGCGACACCGGCCAGACCTTCGTCATGAAGGACGCCTTCCTCACCGATCGCCCGGAAATCACCGGCGGCGAGGGCGGCAAGATCGAACTCAAATGGGCCGCGTCGGCGCCTGAGGAGATCCTGTGATGGGAAAGCTCCTGCAGGCCGACATCGGCGACGTGGTCGACGAGGACGAGCCGCTGCCGGCGACGGCCACGGCGGTGGACAGCGACGTGGTGGATGAGGACGCCGGCGCGGTCGACAAGCTGCCAGCGCATGCGCGGCCGAACGCCGATGGTTCGGTCACCCTGCCGCTGCGTTTCCCCGTCCAACAGCTGGTCAAGAAGGACGGCAAGACGCGCACCGATCGCTATGACGCGCTGACCTTCCACCGTCTGACCGGGGCCGACCAGCGCGCGATCGCCAACGCCGGCGAAGACATGATGGCCGTCGTCGCCTTCGCCCGATCGACCCGCATCGGTCAGGCAGTGATGCTGGCGCTGTTCGACAAGATGGACATGGCCGACATCACCTCCGGCGGTCAGGTGCTGAACAGTTTTTTCAAGAGTGGCCCGACGACTGGGACGTGATCGTCGGCGGTCTGATCGACGCCGGCCAGCCCGCCTCTGAGGTCGACGCGATGACGGCGCGCGACCTCATCTACTGGTGGAACCGCCTGATGGCCTACCGCGTCCGAATGGCCGAGCTGGCCGAGGAAGAAGCGAAGAAGAGGAAGTAGCGCATGGCCGCGATGGCGCTCGACGTCCTCGTCCGGCTCCGGGATCAGCTCTCGGGACCGCTTCGTGCTCTGAGGAACAACCTCCGCTCGCTCGCCAATTTCGGACGGCAAATCGGCATCCTCGGCGCGGCGATCGGCGCCATCTCCTTCATGCAGCCGATCAAGGAAGCGGCCGCCTTCCAGCAGCAGCTGCTCGACATCGCCGGCACGGCCGAGCTCACCGGCAACGCGGCCTTCACCTTCGTCGACCAGCAGAAAGCTGCCTACGAGGAGCTGAGCTTTGTCGTCGCTCAGACTTCGCAGACGATCGCCGAGGGCGCCGGGCAGATGATTGCCGCTGGCGTCGCCCAGGACCTGATCGACCGCAACATCGCGACAATCGGCAAGACCGCGACCGCGGCGAATGCAGAGTTCTCCGATCTCTCCGCGGTCGCCACCTCACTGCTCAACACGCTTAAGGTGCCGGAGACCGAACTGGAGGGCGCGCTCGCCGGCCTGGTCGTCGCCGGCAAGATGGGAGCCTTCGAGCTGAAGGACATGGCGCGCTACTTCCCGCAGCTGACCGGCCAGCTGCGCAAGTTCGGCATCACCGGCCGCGAAGCCAGCGACCAGATCGCCTCGCTGCTGCAGATCGCCCGGATGGGCACGAGCGATCCCGGCCAGGCGGCGAACAACCTCAACAACTTTCTGTCGAAGGCGCTGGCGCCGGTGACGGTCAAGAACTTCAAGGAGGCCGGGGTCGACATCGAGGCCGTGATGATGGACGCGGTCGCCAAGGGCATCAACCCGGTCGAGGCGATGCTGCAGAAGGTCGGCGTGCTGACAGGCGCGTCGGGAGAGCAGATCGCCAAATACATGGGCGAGGCCAAGAAGCGCGGCCTCGAAGGGGCGGACGCCTTCGGCTTCGTGCGCGACCAGCTCGAGGCGATCGGCGCCGCCGGCAAGCTCGGCGAACTGTTCGGTGACCAGCAGGTGCTCGACTTCCTGATCCCGATGATGGCGAACATCGAAGAGTACAAGCGCATCAAGGCCGAGGTGTCGGCCGCGACCGGCTCGGTGATCGACGCGGATTTCGAGACGCAGATGGCCGGCATCAACCGCCAGCTGATGATCTTCGGCGAGATCGGCACCCAGATGGTGCGCGAGATCGGCCTGTCGTTCGGGCAGTGGCTGCCCTCGATCAACGAGAACCTGATCGCCTTCCTCGGCTGGCTGCGCCAGTTCGACAAGGAGAGCGGCGGCCTGGTGAAGAAGACACTGTCCTTCGCGGGCGTCGGCCTGATCGCCGCGGCCGCGCTCGGCACGCTTGGTTTCGTGCTGCCGATCATCGGCGCGGGCTTGTCCGCGCTCGGCGCGGCAGCGGCCCTTGTCGTCTCGCCGATCGGGCTGCTGGCTGCCGCAGGCGGCGCGGCCGCGCTGCACATCTACCGCAACTGGGACCGCTACGGGCCGCGGGTCCGGCGCGCCTGGGCGGAGCTCAGGGACGGCGCGCGCGATCTCGGTCGCGGCGCGCAGCGCATGTGGCGCGACTTCATGGCTGGCGCCCGGCCGGCCATGTCCGGCATCGGCCGCGCGATCGGTAGCATCGTCGGAGATCTGCGCGGCATCGGCCGCTCGGTGGGCAACCTCCTGTCGGATATCGTCGCCATGTTCGACCGGCTGCCGCCGCTGAAGCTCGACATCGATCTCGGCCAGGCCGGCGGGCTGTTGGGCACCGCGCTTAAGGCGGCGGCAGATGACACCGCACGCTTCGTGTCGGACGTGCGCGCCCTGGTCGACGCCGGCAGCGAGCTCACCGCCTGGCTGCGCTCGGCCGATCCGGGCAGCTGGAGCCGCATCCTGCCGGACGGTGCGATGACCGTGATCCGCGGCCTGGTCAATCCGTTCGCCGCGGTCGCGGATGCGGCCCGCCGGCTCTCCAGTGCTCTCGGGATGGCACCGGCCGGCGGGCTGACCAATCTCATACCGGACGCAGCATTCCGGGTGGTGAAGGATCTCGCCAATCCGATCCAGACGGTAGCACGGTCGGCCCGCGAGCTGATCGACGCGCTGACCGGGAAAGCGACCGCGAACTGGAGCGTGACGCTGCCGCCCTGGGTCATTTGGGTTGCGAACATGATCGGCGCGGCCGTGAATTGGGTCGCGGACGGCGTCGGCAAGCTGCTCAGCCTGCTCGCCTCCGTGTCGGTCGACTGGGACAGCCTGATCCCGAAAGGCATTGCGGGGACCGCCCAGGCGATCGCCGGCGGCATCAACGCGATCGTCGGTGCCATCAATTCGCTGAAGGAGGCAGCCTCTGGTCTCACGCTCAACAACCTCCTGCCGGATGTGGGCGCGGCGAACGGGGCTGCCAAGGCCGGCGCCGATGTCGGCAACCTGGCCGGACCCAAGCCGCCGAGCGGCGGCCAGGTCAACAAGGGCGGGTCGGTCGGCGCCAGGGATGGCGTCGTGCCCGGCAAGCAGTCCTCGCTCGGCGGCGACGGCCTCACCAAGATCGCTGCCGCGGTGCAGCGGCCGGTAAGGCTCGATGGCGCGGTGAGCGTCTCGATCAAGGTCGACGGGCCGGGCAAGGTCGCCTCGGTGAACTCCAACAGCCCGAACGTCACGGCGCGAGCCGGCAACGGGCGGGTGCCGGGCACGGTATGATCCTGGACAGCATCTCCTCGCTCCTGCCGGGGCTTCTGCCGGCGTCCTACCGCGGCGTCTCGTTCCATGTTCCGGACACGTCGACCGAGGTCGGCCGGCGTGTCGTGGAGCATCTGTTCCCCGGCATCGACCGGGCGGCTTATGACGATTTTGGGCGGCATCCGGCTGACGTGTCGATCGAAGGGCTGATTGTCGGCGACGACTATATCGCCCAGGCGAAGCGCCTCTCCGCTGCCTTCGAGCGTGCCGGACCCGGCACGCTCCTGCATCCGTGGCTCGGCGGCATGACCGTCATGCTGGTCGAGCCGGCCGAGATCGCCTTCTCCGATCGCGAACTGCGCGTCGCCCGCTTCCGGGCCCGTTTCAAGAAGGTCGGCGGCGGCGGTGGCATCTCGGCCGCGTCGACCGCTTCGCAGCTGATCGGGGCGGCTTCGTCGATGGCCGCGGCATCACTGTCGCTCGGCGCATCGCCGGCCTCGGCCGAGCTCTCGAGCGTGCGCACGCTGGCGGCCGAGAGATCGTGGCGTGCAGCCGTGGCCGCATGGGCGCCCAGCGCCGGCCGCCTGGCCTCGGTGCTCGCCCGGCCTCTCGCCATTCTGGCGCCGACCGCGCCTGGCGCCTACGCAACCGCGCTGCCCTCAATCACCGCCGCCCTCGTGGCTTCGGTCGGTGCCATGCGGCCGACGCCGGCGGTCTCGCCTGCCGGCGATGCCGTACCGGCCCTCGATGTCGCGCCGCTGACCGCGATGGGGACGAGCCTCGCTGCTGCCTCAAGCCTGCTCGCGACGGAAGCGCCGGCCGCCGCCGACCGCGCCATGCTGGCGGCCGGCGCCGGCGACGCCATCGCCACCGCCATGCGCATCTCTGTCCACGCGGCCTACACGTCCCGCAACGAGGCGGCCGACAACCGTAACCGCATCTGCGCGGTGGTCGACCACCTGGTCGACAGCCTCAGCGAGCTCGCGTCCGGTCCCTATGCCGCAGCGGCGAGCACGGGACTGCGCAGCGCAATCGACGCCCGCGCCGCCCTGGTCGCCGACATCAACGAGGTCATCGGGCGCCTGCCGGCAGTGGTCGCGATCGCAACGGCGTTGCCGGCAGACGCCTACCAGGTTGCCAACCACCTCTATGGCGACGACGTCGCGGCGATCGAGGCCGGTTACCTGTCGATCGTCGCCCGCAACCGGCCGCGTCACCCCGCCTACCTGCCGGCCGGCCGGATCGAGGCGCTGAAGTGAAACGGCGCGGCCTGTCGATCGAGGTCGACGGAGCGACCTATGACAGCTTCGCCTCGGGCGAGGTGACCCGCAATCTGAAGGACCTTGCGGGCACCTTCTCGTTCGAGCACCGCGACGGCGCGCGAGCGCTCGCGACCTTTCCCTACGCCTCGCCGCCGGCGCTGTTTATGTTGCGCCCCGGCATGGCGGCTAAGGTCTATGCGGATGGCGAGCTGGTGCTCGACGGCTTCATCAAGGAGGTGTCGCCGTCGATCGACCCCGGCATGGCCAGCGTCGCGATCTCGGGCGAGGATAAGGCCGGCGACCTGGTCGACTGCGCGGCCGCGCCGGACGGGCCCGGCGAATACAAGGGCGTGAAGCTCGAGGAGGCCGCGAAGCGGATCGCCGCGCCGTTCGGCCTCTCGGTCAAGGCGGATGTGGACACCGGCGCGCCGTTCAAGCGCTACCCGCTGGATCTCGCAGAGACCGGCCTGTCGGCGATCGAGAAGGGCGCGCGCCAGCGCGGCGTCCTCGTCACATCGGACGGCGTTGGCGGCGTGGTCATCACCGGCACCGGCAAGAAGCGGGCGCCCGGCCGCCTGAAAATGCCCGGCAACGTCATCGCCGCGAGCGCGACCTTCACCGAGGAAGGCCGCCATTCGGAGCACGTGGTGCGTGGCCAGCAGGAAAAGGCCGAGCAGCGGCGCGACGAGCGGCCGGCACCGATGACGCCCGGCAGCGCGCCGGAGGCTCCCGGCGGCCGCCAGGACGGCGATGGATCGGCCACGGAGCGGGAGCGCCGCGGCACGGCACGCACCGGCCGCGCCCGCGACGAGGAGGTCAAGCGGCATCGCCCGATCGTTCATCTTGCCCGCAGCCAGGCCGACCAGACGTCCGCCCAGGACGAGGCGGACTGGCGCATGCGGACCTCGCGCGGCGAGTGCGAGGAGGCAAACTACACCGTGCACGGTTTCGGGGTGGGTGGCCGGCTCTGGCGGGTCAACGAGCTGGTCTCGGTCGAGGACAGCTTCTGCGACATCTTCCGCGACATGCTGATCTCGGCGGTGGTGTTCCGCGAGGACGAGGGCGGCGGGCGAACGACCGACATCACGGTCACCAGTCCGGAAGCCTACGAGAAGGGCGGCTCGTCCGGCCGGCGCAAGAACACGGGCAGCCGCGGCTCGTCCGGCGCCTCGTCAGGCGGTGGCCTCGACGGCAGCGCAAACCCGCTTTGAAGGGCCTTTGAAGGAGGTTTGAATGGACAAGAAAACCGCTGACAAGCTGCGCGGGATGATCCGTCGCTCGGTCATCAAGAACGTCCGCGACGACGGCGAGACCCAGCGCTGTTCGGTCGAGGTGGCCGAGGGTGTCTGGCGCGACGATGTGGAGGTGTCGCAGCCTTTCGGCTTCGCATCGTCGGTGCCGGAGGACGGGGCGCTTGCCCTGGTCATCGCGATCGGCGGCGACGAGGGCGACCTGGTCGTGCTGCCGATCGCCAACCCGTCGAAACGCATGGGCGGTTTGGCCCAGGGCGAGGTGGGCATGTACAACGGCCACGGCGACAAGTTCGTGATGAAGAAAGGCGGCGCGTTGGACATGGCCGCGGGCGCGTCAATCACCATGACCGCGCCGGAAGGCCATCTGGCCTGATGGCGGAAATGATCGTCAGGCTGACCGACACCTCCACGCATGGCGGGGCGGTGATCACGGCCGCGGCGAAGTGGCTATGCGTCGGTAAGCCGATCGCCCGGCTCACCGACCTGTTCTCTTGTCCGCTCCACGGCGTCAACCCGATCGTCGAGGGCTCCGGCAAGTACCTCTGTGAAAGCCTGCCGATCGCGAGGCACGGAGACCACACCGCCTGCGGCGCGGCGCTGATCGCCGGCCAGGCCAGATGGGACTGCGCCTGAGCATCGCGCTTCGGACCACGGCGGTGGGCCGGACTGATCGCGCGCGCGCGGGCTAGATCGGGCGCCATGTTCTTCGACCTCGCCCTCGTCTACGACCCGGACGGCCGCTGCTGCGATCTCGCGATCGGGGCGGACGGCGACCTTGTCGTGGACGTGACTTCCATCACGCCGGTCCTGATCTCGATCGGCCTCGATCGGCGTGCCGCACTGGACGATCCGCTGCCCGCCGGCCGCACGGTGTTTCTTGCGCCGGCGAGCTTCAGTGAGCGCCGGGGCTGGCCGGGCGATGCGCTCGATCCGGCAGGCGAACGCATCGGTTCGCGGCTCTGGCTGCTCGATCGCGCCAAGGCCAACGACACGACGCTGCAGCTCTTCACCATGTGGCTCGAGGAAGCACTCGCCTGGGCGGAGCCCGAGACCGGCGAGCCACCCGAGATCGAGGTTCAGTGGGCGGCGCGACAGACGCTGACCTATCGCGTCCTGGTCGCAGACGACGGCGTCGAGCTGAGGCGGGCCGCCTGATGCCTTGGCCGGTTCCGAGCGCAAAGGTGATGGCCGAGCGGCTCGCGGCCAAGGCCGAGAGCGCGATCGCCGTCGTCCAGCCGGCGGTCGATCCGGTCGCTCTGTCGCGGGCCGTGCGCTCTGCGCGCGGCATGCTGGCGACGCTGTTCCGGACCGTAGCGATGGAGCTGCGCGAGGTTCACGACCACCTTTCCTGGTGGGGCCGGCAGTACTTCGTCGACACGGCCGAAGACGAGTTCGTGCTGCGCCACGCGTCGATCTGGGGTGTGCCGCAGCGACCGGCCACCTTCGCGGTCGGCACGGTCCTGGTCGAGGGCGTGGCCGGCACGGCGCTCCCGGCCGACCTCGAGCTGACCGGGTCGGACGGTGTCCTGGTCAAGACGACGGCCGCGATCGCGATCGAGCTGGACGGGACAGTGCTCGTGCCGGTGATCGCGGTCGTCGCCGGTCCAACCGGCAATATCGAGGCCGGCATCCGCCTCGTGACCACGCTGCCTTTCCCGGAAATCTCGCGCGTGACAGTCGTCTCGCTCGCCGGCGGCGCGGCCGAGGAGACGCCGGCCGAGTTGGCGCAGGCGGTTTTGCGCCGCATCCGCCAGCCACCTCATGGCGGCGCTGGCTTCGACTATCCTGCCTGGCTGCGCGGCGCCTTCGACGTGCGCGCCGTGCGCGTGGTGACCGACTGGGTCGGCCGCGGCTCGGTCGGCGTCATCGTCGTGATGCGCGACGGCGCCTTCGGCCGCGCGCCGACCGGCGACGAGCTGGACGCGATGCTGGAAATGCTTGGGCCGCCCGGTTCCTCGACCGGGCTGCGCCCGGTGACGGCCTATGTCGCCGTCGTCGCCGGCGCGGTCACGGATCTCGACATCACCGTGCGCATCCGGCCCGATACTGTGGTCACGCGCGCGGCCGTTGCGGCCGCCTTTGAGCGCTACGTCGCCACGATCGGCGACGAGTTCGACGCGCAGAACACGGGGCCGATCGGTGCCCGCATCGAGCCGTCGCGGATCTCCGAGGCTATCTCGGCCGCCAGCGGTGAGTATGCCCATGACCTGATCGTGCCGGCCGCGCCTTACACGCTCGCGGCCACAGCCTATCCGGTGCCGGGGACCATCACTTTCGAGGACCCGCTGTGAGCCGCGCCCAGGAGAGCGTGCTCGCGAGCCTTGTCGGCAAGCTGCCGGTCGGCTGGCTGCTGTCGAAGCGCGGCGGCAATCTCGACGCGGTCCTGGACGCCATCGCGGCGCCGATCGCCAATGTCGAGGCGGAAGCCGAGGCGGTGATGGACGAGGTCGATCCGCGCATGGCGGTCGCCTTCCTGCCCGACTTCGAGCGCGTGCTCGGTCCCGATCCTTGCGGCCGCGACCTCGGCCCGCGCACGCTCGAGCAGCGGCAGCGCCAGGCGCACCAGCGCTGGACCGCGACCGGCGGCCAGTCGATCCCGTATTTCCTCGCGCTCGCCACCGCGCTCGGCGTCTCGATCGAGATCGAGGAGTTCTGGCCGAGCCGCTGCGGGACGCTGCTGGCCGGTATGCCGCTCATCTCGGAAGGCGAGCAGTTTACCTGGCGGGTCAGGCTCACCCTCATTCACGAGTGGGTGTTTCGCGCAGGGCAGAACATGGCCGGCGAGCCGCTCGGCGGCTTCACCCTATCCGACATCGAATGCGAGCTCAGGCGCCTGAAGCCGGCGCACACGCTGCTCGTCATCGCCTACGTGGAGGACTGAACATGGATCGCGTCAACGGCGCCGACTGGTTCGACATTGGCGGCGGCAAGCGGGGCTTTCGCGGCCAGAACGCCGGGCTTGGCATCCCCGGAACAGAGGTCACCGACGACTTCCTGAACGACGTGCAGGAGAACATCCTTGCCGTAATTGAAGGCGAGGGGCTCGTCGCGAACTCGGGCGAGTGGACCCTGCTCTGGGACGCGATCAGAAGGCTGGCCAGGCGGTCGAACTACTATGTCGGCGCCGGTACCGCCAACGCGATCACCTTCACGCCGGCGCCAGCACTGCCTTCATATGCTGGCGACGGGCAGGTCTTCTTCGTTAAGCCGGTGGCGAGCAACACAGCCGCCGTCACCGTCAATGCCAACGGGCTCGGCGCAGTGGCGCTGACCGACATGGACGGCGCCGCACTGACCGGCGGAGAGATCGTGAGCGGCGAGGTTGTAGCGCTGATCCTGCTCGGCGGTACGTTCAAGTTGCTTTCGCCGGGCAACGCGACCTCGGCGCGGCGCGGCCTCGTGAAGACTGGTCAGCTGGCGCATGGCCAGTGCCGGCTTACCTACGTCAGCGCCACGTCCCTTAAGCTCGTGCCCTGCGACGGCAACAATATCATGGTGGCCGGCCAGCAGCTGCAGATCCCGGCGGCCGGGATTTCGGTGGCAAACACCAGTGTCCGCGTCAATGGCGTGGCCAACCAGAACCTCGCCAACGACGCCGAGTACTACGTCGCGATTGGCACCAACGGCGTTCTGGAGTTCTGGACCAAGGCGACCGGGCGAAGCACTGACACGACGGCCGGAAATGTCGGCGTCGAGATCATCACCGGCCATGCCGACAAGACACTCGTGGGCATGATCAAGACCAGCGTCTCTGGCCAGTTTCTAAACGCCACCAACCTGCGATGGGTGATCTCCTGGTTCAATCGTCGCAACATAAGTGCTGTCGGCCCCAGTACGGCTGGTGCGACGACGACGTCGAACGGTGGCGTCTTCGCCGAACTGCTGGGTGGCGCGCGCACCTACTTCCTGACCTGGGCTGACGAGGTCGTGGCGATGCGGGTCTCCGGCCAGGCTCACAACAGCGTCGCCGGCAACAGCAGCGCGGCGGCGATCGGCCTCGACGGCAGCGTGGCGCCCCAAGGCGGCAATTCGGGCGGCTCGTACTCAGCCGTTGCCGGGCAGGCCGCCTTCACGGGCGGCTTCCACGACGCGGTGCTTTCCGAAGGCGCTCACTACATCACGCCGATCGGCTCGGTTGCAAACACGGGCACCGGGACCTTCACGGTGGCGACCGCAGCGCTTGTGCGAGGCTAGGCCGTGCCACTTTCCCGCAGGCAACTGCTGACCGGCGCGGCCGCGTGGCTGGCGGGGGCGAGCTTGCCTGCCGGGGCGTCGAGCTCGACGGTCTCCGCGTTTCGCGCGGTGAAGTCGATCGACCAGCATTGGGTGCCGCACAATCGGTATACGCATGTCCCGTTCGACAAGGTGATCTTCGACCGCGGCGGCCACTTCGATCGGACGTGGGGCGTTTGGTGGCCGCCAGCCGGGCTGGTGACCATCATAGGCCAGATCTGGATCAGCGCCGGGGCAGCCGTCGCCGGGAGCCCGAGCTTCGTCGCCAAGGTCGTCTACAACAACGAGGTCGACGTGGCGGCAGGCATTGGCGCGGTCGGCAGCATCCCCGGCACTGCGACCATCCCATTCGCCTTCGTCGACGAGACGGACGGGCGCAAGGGGTATTGGCTGGAGCTCTACGCCTCGACGCCGTCGTTCTGCCGGATCGACAGCCACCCGGCGCATACATGGTTCAGCGGCATGGTTGTGCCGTGAAGGTAATCTGGCGGGCTGACGGCCCGTCCGAACCGCGCCCGGCGGGGTCCGGGCAAGAGAAGGAGCCTGACATGGTTCGTGGTTTTGTGGTCGCGCTGAGCCTTGCGCTCGGCATCTTCGCCTACCTTCCGTCTGCCTTCGCCCAGCCGTTCACCGCCTACGCAGCACTTCCTGCGTTCCCGCCGCTGATCGTCACGGCCAGCGAGGAGGTTCGCCTGCAGGCGGCCTGTCGCTCGGAAGCCGTGCCTGCCGAGGGAGATCATCGCCTGGCGCTGCTGAGGCCGATCGAGATCCGCACCGCGCTCGAGGACACGGCGCGCCTGCACAACGATCTCGGCTAGCGGCCGACCGCCGCCTAATCGAGGCCCGGCCGCACCGCGCGGCCGGGCTCTTCCAGAGGAGACCGAGATGCGTTCATTCCTGAAAGGCCGAAACCGGCAGTATCAGCGCGGCATGTTCGCGCCGCCACCTTCCGACACCGTCCATGCCCGCGTGCTCGCCGCCAACACGGCCGAACTGGTCGCCGTGCCCGCCGGCGCGATGTTCGTCGTCTTCTCGGCCACGGCCGACTTCTATGTGAAGTTCGGCGCAAGCGAAGTGGCCGCAGCGGTGCCTGGCGGCGACGTGACGGATGGTACTGCGAGCGAACTCAATCCCTCAGCACGCGAGATACCGGACGGGGCGACCCACCTCAGCCTGGTCTCGGCCGCTGCCTGCACCGTGACCCTGTCCTTCTATGGCGAGTAACGTGAAGGGGCTGGAGACCGCCTTCAGACGGTCGGTCTTTGCAGGCGGCGTGCGCCGTGGCGCAGGCGGATGGTGGCCGGCCGACGCCACCGGCGCCTGGGATTTTGTCGGCGGTCGCTACTTCGGCGGCTTCAGCTTCGCGCGCGCCTCGACGGGGTACTACTTCAATCAGGCTGGCCTGCTGGTGCCGGCGTCGACAAATGTTCCGCGGCTTGATCGTGACCCGCTGACCCACGCCGTGCGCGGCCTGCTGCTCGAACCGGCGGCGACCAATCTGCTGGTCCGCAGCGAGGAGTTCGGCTCCGTCTGGGCGATCAACAACGTCTCGATCCTCTCCGACCAGACGACCGCACCTGACGGCCAGGCCACCGCGGACAAGATGCGGGAAGTGGCCAACAACGCGACGCATCTGCTGACCAACGGGGCGGCGATCGTCAACGGTAGCAACTATTCAAACTCGATCTTCCTCAAGGCCGCCGAGCGGTCCTGGGCGCAGGTGACCTTCGGCTCGATGGCCTTTTCCTCGCTGCCATGGGCGAACTTCGATCTCGCCAACGGCGTTGTCGGCCATACCGGCGGCCTGCTGTCGTCAACCATGCTCGATTGCGGGGGCGGCTGGTACCGATGCGAGGTGATCGGCGCGGCGACGGCGACCACGACCACGACATTATGCGCGATCGGACTGACCCAGAACCTCAACTCCGCGACACGCCTGCCGAGCTATGCCGGCCACGCCTCGCTGCCCGGCATCTACATGTTCGGCGCCCAGGGCGAGATCGGATCACGCGCCTCGAGCTACATCCCGACCGCCGGATCATCTGCAACCCGCGCGGCCGACCAACTCACGCTTGCACTCGGCGCAGGCGCGAAAAACCTGACGGTGACCTTCGACAACGACAATGAGCAGGTGATCGCCGGCGTCTCCGGAGACTATGTCGTCGACCCGACCGCACTGAACCGCCCGCATGTGAAGTCGATCGTGGCGAGGGCGGCATGAGCGCTCTCGCGGACTATCTCCTGCGGTTCACCAGCGCCGAGGCCGCTACCGCCTGGTCGCCGCCTGCCGGCGCGACCCTCAACCCGGTCAAGGCCTACAGCGCAGAGGCCGTGTTCGGCCCTCCGGACCCGGTGACCGGCGACCGGCTGCTGATCTCACCGCGCATCGAGGCGGCCGGCTACTGGATGCAGGTGTTCGTTGCCGAGAAGACGGACGCCATCCGCGACATGCCCGAGTGCATCGCCCGCGGCTATCGGTCGAACGGATGGAACCGCAGCGAGGCCGACGAGCTCGGCATCGTCGCGATCGACGGGCTCTTCCTGGGGAGCGCGATCGGCAGGTGACGCAGACGCCCGGAGCGAACTCCGGTGACGGGCCTAGATTGGCGTCGGGACCCGTCAGACAAGGGTCTGGAGATGGTTGTCGCGCCTGCGGCCCTTTCGGGCGGGGCAGTCGTGACTGATTCTCCGAGGTCGTCAAATGGACGTTGAAGACCCTTTGAAGCCTATTTCCGCGGTGCGCCCGCCGGCCGGCTACATCGGCGGCAAGCGCCGCCTCTCGGCTGAACTCTGCAAACGTATCGCGGCCGTCCCGCACCGGACCTATTGCGAGGCCTTCGTCGGCATGGGAGGCGTGTTCTTCCGCCGCACGCGCGTGCCGCCGGCCGAGGTCATCAACGACCGGAACGGCGAGGTGGCGAACCTCTTCCGCATCCTGCAGCGGCACTACCCGCAGTTCATCGACACGTTGAAATGGCAGGTTTCCGGCCGCCGCGAGTTCGAGCGGCTTAAGGCCTCTGACCCTGCCACCCTGACCGATCTGGAGCGCGCCGGCCGCTTTCTCTATCTCCAGCGCCTGGCCTTCGGAGGGAAGGTTGCCGGGCAAAGCTTCGGCGTCGATCCGCGATCCGGTGGCGGCTTCAATCTCAACCGCCTCGTGCCCTTGCTCGAGGAGGTCCACGACCGGCTCTCAGGCGTCGTCATCGAGAACCTGGACTGGGCGGCCTTCATTAACCGTTACGACCGACAGGAGACGCTGTTCTACCTCGATCCGCCGTATCACGGCTCCGAAGGCGACTATGGCGCTGAGCTGTTCGGTCGCGACCAGTTCGCCGCAATGGCCGATCGCCTGGCAACGCTGAAAGGCCGCTTCATCCTGTCGATCAACGACGTGCCGGAGATCCGCACTCTGTTCGGCCGGTTCAAGCTCGAGGAGGTCTCGCTGCTCTACTCGATCTCAGGGGGCAAGGGCCGACCGGCGCGCGAGCTGATCGTCAGCGGGCCGGCCTAATGGGCCTCGGGCTCCACAAGCACGTCCGGGGCGGCTTCGTCGGCAACGGCGACGGTTCCCCAAGCTCTCTGAATTTGCTGCTCTGTACGGACCTGAGCATCGAGCATGGCGAGCCGAGCCAGAGCCAGGGAAATGAACGCCTCCGCCACATCGCGCTCGGTGGCAATGGCTGCGGCCATGGCAGCCCGTAGCGAGGCCAGAAAGGCCGGCTCCAGCATTTCCTGCAGGCGCAACGCGCGCTCGCGTCGGTCCTCGATCATGTCAGGAGGATGCCGCAACGTGTTCGGGGCTTCAAGAGGTGCGCGTGCGCAAGTGAGCCTGACTGTCCGGGATCAGGCTCATGTCCAGCCCCTTGCTCCCGCACCGGCCGCAGAATAGCCGCCGCCGCAGGTCATCCCGCATGGTGCCGGCGTCAGGGCCGAACCGGGCCTGGTAGGCCTCAAGGTCGAGGACCGCGTGGTGGCCGCAGTGACGCTCGCCGCAGTACAGGTGCACCGTGCAGCGTTCGGCGATCAGGGCGGAGACGGTTCCGAGGGCGAGCAT